GTACTTGGCTAGGGTTGTCCTTGTTTGCGACGTACAGGCTGTGAGCCTTGGCGCTAAGTGGACCAGGGCGGAAGATAGCCGTGACCGCAGCAAAGTCTAGAAGCGATTCAGGTTCAGCTTCCTGGCAGAACCGTTGGGCTCCGCCGTTGGTCATCTGGAAGATGCCGGCCCACTTGCCTTTGTGGAAAACCTCTCGCCAGACTTCTTGGTTATCAAAGTCCAGTGAATCAGGATGGAGGTGGAGATTATAATATTCCTTGACGTCCTCAAAGCTCGGCTCTTCGTTGTGGTCGTAGCCACCGCTATGACGCTTGAGGATGTGTCGAATGGCTCCCGAAATCATCCGGAGAGTTGATAGTCCGAGAAGATCAAACTTGATAAAGCCCAGCGGTTCTAGGTGGCGAACGTTCTGACCCTCACTCCACGGAGTCTGGATGACTCCGCCAGAGTTAATGAGCGGCATATGCCGATCAAGGTTCTCTGCTACCACCACGCCACCAGCGTGTCGTGATATGCTCCGCATATTGCCGAACAGGTTATCAACGTGAGTCTCAATATGAGGATACTTTTTGAAGAATTCTTGAAGAGTTTCACTGTATTTCTTTACCTCCGTAAATGTTGGGGTGTAAACGCCGGCAGTCTGACCGTGCGCTTTCTTGGCTAGAGGTGTGGCTTCGCTCATCATCACGCCAGTAACCTTGTTGACTTCCATAAACGGAACGTCATAGAACTTGCCTATGTCTTTGATGAGAGAACGGAGTTGGAGTGTGTTGAAGTTGCTGATGGGGACGACGGTTGTCTTGCCCCAGTCCTCAGCAAGCTGTGTCTTAAGTTCCATAGGGTACTCAACATCAAAGTCAATATCTGGATAGCCTTTGCCGTCCTTGGTCAGGAACCTCTCGAACTGTAACCCGTACTTGATAGGATCAATCTGGGTAATGTCTAAGACGTAGGAGAGGAGTGAGCCTGCTGCTGAACCTCGTCCAAGTCCCACGAGCATTTCCTCTTGGGCTTTGTCGCTAATGGCTTTCATCGTCAGGAAGTACTGGGCGAACCCTCGGTCCTTGATGATGCCTAGCTCATATTTAAGACGGTCCACATACTCGGGGTCTGTGATCTTCTTTTCTTTCATGCCCGCTAAAGCGTCTTGGGTCAGGGCTTGGATGGCTGTCTTGCCTTCCGGAATCACGAACTCCGGGAGGCGGATATCGTCAGCGGGGAGGAAGTCTTCGCACCGATCAAAAGCGATGTGATGAGTGCGCTCAATGCTATCACGGATAGCAGTGTCGTCATACTCAATCCGGTGTTTAGCAGAGTATCGTTTGTAACTCTCCCACATCTGGTCACCGTTTTTGGGATAGAGTTCGTAGCCAACCTCATCTACTGATTCAGGTAGACCGTTGTCACCTTCGGCGTATGCTGGAATCTTACCGCCCCAGCCGATACGCTTATACATCTCTCGGTCTTTCCAAAGTTCTGGTCGCGGGTAGTGGCTGTCGGCTGTGCTGATAATCTCCACTCCCATTTCCATACAGGCTTGGATAATATAATTGTTGCCGAGATGCTGGTCAGGGATATCATTCCACTGGACTTCACCGTAGAACCTATCGCCGAAGATTTCTTTAAACTGGGCGATCGTATCTCGCATAGCGGAGAGCACATGATCCGGGCTCTTATCTTTGTTCCGCCAAAAGTCCTCGAAGAGGGGTCCGGACATGCAGGCGCTACTGATGATGAGCCCCTCGTTGTATTTGTCCAGCATCTCAAAATCCATACGAGGATAACGATAAAAGTTTTCGGGCTGATAACTATCCGATATTAACTGGAAAAGATTATTGAGGCCTACTTGGTTCTGTGCGACCATCACAAGGTGGTGGCGCTTGTTGAGAGGGTTGAACTTCTTTTGGCGGTCCTCATCCTCAATGACCATTCCATACTCTTCTTTTTTCTGCTTCTTGGAGTTAGCCTTGTGCTCCTCGTACATCGTGCGCCATTTACGATGGGACTTGATGAAGTAGGATTCGCATCCGTAGATGGCTTTGAACTCTTTGCCGGCTGCCTTCATTTGTTTCAAGTGTTCCACCTGATATGGCAAGCCGTTCATGTGTCCATGATCGGTGAGAGCGTGGGCGTTCATCCCGTTTTCAAAGGCGAAGTCCATATGTTCACCGGGCATTCCTAGCCCGTCAAACGGTGAGAGTCCAGAGTGTGCGTGGAGCCCTACAAAAGGGATAGAAGATTCAATACGTTTGGTCACGAAAGAGACCTTTCTGTCTTGGTGTGATATCATTATAGCAGATATTTAGGTATAGTCAAGAAAAAAATGAGTAGGGTATCCCGAACCCTGCTCGCCACCCAACCTAATGGGGAACTCCGATTATCTATAGATAGTGGCTAGCCTACTCTTCGGCATCAGCTTCATCTCCAGTAACAGGGGCAGGCATACCAAAAAACTGCTGCTCACCATCTTCAAAGGTAATGATAGTGCCGTTCTTTGGGTGTGGCTGGATATGTACCTTGACAAAATCGGAGAAGGAGTCAAAAATAGCAATGCTGCCGCGAGGTCGTGGCCAGAGCCAATGAACTACTGCCTGTCCTGTTGCCAATTCAATCCCCTCAATTACAATACCGTCTCCGCTGATGCCCGTTTCATCCGATCTCCGGCAAACCGTAAAGGTTCGGATGCCTTGCGGTGCCAGATGGGCAGGAGGCTTTGGCTTAAGCGCCTCAGAAGTTGTGCTGCCCTCTTCGGGAACAGGCTCTTTGATCTCGTCTATCATCTTATTCTCCGCAATCTAGCCCCAATTGAAGCCGTTGCCAAAATGTCCCCACTCAGCGGTTTGCTTATAGCGGGGGCTCTTAAGTTCTAACAAGTCTATGATCCCAGTAGGGGAAAGGTCATACCCCTGCACTTCTTCAGCGTTGCCATCAATAATGACTGTTGCCTGAACTGGTGCCGGGTGTCCGATGGCATATGCCAAATATACATATACCTCTTGGGCGTTACGTTTGTTCAAATAATCCACAGCTACCCTACGTGCCATATATGCTGCGGAACGGTCTACCTTGCTCGGATCCTTGCCGCTAAATGCGCCACCACCGATTGGAACGCGAGGGCCGTAGTTGTCTACGACAAGCTTCCTGCCAGTTAATCCGGTATCGGCATCAAATCCGCCGATAGACCAATCTCCGGCGGGGTTGGCATGGATGGCAAGGTCCGCTGCATAAGCATCTTCTCCAAGTTCAGTAAGCCATTCCCCGATCATTCCCCGGAGTTCCGCGGCAGGGGCGTTCTGAAAGCTCGCCACCACAGCACAGATCTCTCCACGATCAAGGGTCACCTGGGTCTTCCCGTCAAAGGGGAATCTTTTGTGCAGCCGCTTGCAAAGATCGCGAGCAAGGAACAACTCTTGAGGAATTAGAGAGTCGTTCTCTGCGCAGGCATAGCCGACCATGATTCCTTGATCGCCTGCACCGCCGGTATCTACACCTTGAGCGATGAAGTTACTCTGCTTTACGACATGTACATCAACCTCGTCAACGTCGTCATAGACCGAGCGAACAATCGCAGCGATATCTACTTCGGCATTTGTGGAGATTTCTCCCATAATCGCAATGCGGCGATGACCGCCCATAGTCTCAACTGCTACTCTGGAGTTTGCATCCTGCTCTAGGCAGGCGTCCAGAATCGCGTCAGATATCCTATCGCAAATCTTGTCTGGGTGGTGTGGGGTGATACATTCTGCTGTACGAATAAACATTATTTTATTTCTTTCCGCCTTCAATATTGGCACGTTCTTCTTCTGGTACTCGTGCCGCAGTAAACGGCACGAACAAGGAAACTACATCAAATCCTAAACTATAATAAATGCCTTCATAACTTTCACTGATATCTTCTAGCATTGTATTCCATTCCATCCCTTTTCTTAAGCCATAAGTTTCGTGCCGGTGCTTTTCCCGGTATCCCTGTGGATCGTTACGAAAGTCGTAGATACTATTTGCAGATATCTTTGCCACATATAGCTTGCGTCCGGTTGCGACAAAGCGTTCTCTCTGCTTTGGGTCTACGTACCAAAAAGTTCTAGGAACAGTGCTGATCGCATACTCGTTTCTAGAAAAAGAGCTTCTCTTAGCACGGTCTGAAAAATACTTTGGGTCCACTACTATGCTATCGCTGTCTGCTGCGGCGTAGTGGTATAGGTCCATTGTGTCAGCCTTGACATAATCTGACTTCTGTCCCTCGGCGAGGAAGCCCTTGAAACCCTGAAGTAGTGTTTTCATTTTACGCAAACTAAGTGGTTCTCCCCGATAAATACATACTTGTCTGATCCTAGAGTAACTTCTTCTTTGCCGAAACTATGAAATATCACAGTCTTGTCGGTCATATCCTCAACACAGTCCGAAGCACAAGAGATAACACGAGCAACTAAAAACTCCTGGAGCTTCTCTTCAGTCTGAATAAAGAACGCTCCCTGTTGAGGCTCATTATCAATTACTTCTATAAGTAGTCTACGATTTAGTGGTCTCATTGTAATTCGCTCCAAGCTGCCTGAAGCTTGGCAAAGTCTGCTCGCGAGGTATGGGACCATTCACGAAGCTTACAGTGCCGGCAGTAACACTCAATAGCTATCTGGTCGGCTGCGATGGCCTTCGTTTGCCCGGACGGCATCCACGCATGTAGTATCTTGTTCTGTTTCGCCTCCCGGTCGCAGAATCCTTCGCTTAGTGCCTTGGGCATAATAAAGTTTAAAGTAGCCATACTGTTTTCCTTTCTTGTTCCTGTATTTTACCTTATGCATGCGATTTTGTTAAGGATGTTATACCACTTCGCAGGCACCGCCAGCGCAGGCAAGTTCACCCTTGAGGTCTGTGTTGTCGTCTTCCTCAACCACCTTCGTCATGTCAATATCAACAAGGCTTTTCATCATCGCCTCATACTTTTCTTTTGAGCATTCTTCAAATGGTGCCTGCTGATAGCTGCCGCCCGATTGGGGCAATACAGCAAGACCATTATAGTGCTTACGATTATCCCACATCCATTCGCCGGCATCCACCCACTCGTTATCGTGTAGCGAAACTGTTGCCGAGACGTTGTGACCGTTCTGACCGGAGCGGTGGCCATGGCGGACCCACTCCATTGAAATCTTCTTAATACGGCGTAGCAGTTGGAACGCAGATTCATCCCGCAAGATCGCGCCGGCAGGTGCCTTTTGCGGTACGGAAATAACGGCGGTGTCGTGCGGCCGGAAGTACTCGTCTTCTACTAATTCTGGGTGGTGGACCGCAAGATGCCAATAGATTGGTTCATTCTTCCCAACACGGATACGGCGGATATAATACTCTGCGTGCCATGCATGAATCCCAGAAGATGTCCCCAGGACTAGAGAAGTTGTTCCAGCAGGTTTAACACAGGTGGTACGAGCAGCCTTGTTAATGCCAAGAACCTGGGCGACGCGAGCGTTCTCCTCCTTGACAACGTTGGCTGCAGCAGCCAAGTCAATACCCTCTTCCAACACCCTGCCAGAGGCGATGCCCGTCATGGAAACGCCGATCAGCGCCTCCTTCTCTGTGGTGCGTTGCCAAATTGGGCGAAGGTAATGAAAGTCAGTATAGCCAGCCTGAAGTGTCCCGATAAATGATGCAGAGCGAACACGACCTTCTAGATCTTCCTGGTCCTGAATGTCACTGACGTTCACTTCCACTAAATTGCAGAACTGGAATGGGCGCAGTCCGATCTCACAGCACGGGTTGGTACCATAGTCCTTATCGTTTGATAAATAGATCCCTGGTTCTCCAGCGTTGGACGCCTCAACACGCTTCCATAATCCTAGAAAGAATTCTTTTGTGACTCTGTGCCGCAAAAGTACAGCAGAATTGTTAGCACGGCCACGTTGTGGGTTCTTCTCCCACCAATTCCCAGACTTGCATGCAATCATTTCGTTGTCATCCGCCGAGAAAAGTGAGATGAGGGCTGCTCGGCGGATGCCGCCTGCAAGCACTGCATCAGCAACATAGCAAACGATATCGTGTACTTCAATTGGGGTAAGGTGTTCACCGTCTGACTTTTCGTTCAGAACACCCTCAACCTTAACGAGACATTCACGAAGAGGTTGAGGTCCCGGTGCCTTTCCGCCAGAAGTTACTAGACGTGCGCCTTTGGGTCGGATGTCACTGAAGTCAAAGCGCAGGCGATCACCGCCGAAGAAGTAGCTACGGACAAGATACTTAACTGCATCTGCCCAGCCCTCAATACTATCATTTACAAGATATCGCCTGGTGCGGCTAGTGCTTGGTTTCCGAATCTCTGGCAGTTCGTCAACGTGATGTTTCTGTACAGAATAGCCGACACCTGTGCCGCCTAAAAGCAAAAACATAATCTCACCGAAAGACCGCCAGTCATCAACTGGTGTGTAGGCACAATTAAAAATGCGGTTTGGGCTGATCTCAATTGGCTTGCCGGCAAATTGCATTGATCGCATTGACGGCAAGACCTTCCTCTCCCTCACATAAGAATAATTCTCCGTGATCTCCTCTTTGAGATTGGGGTACTTCTTGATGTGCATCGCCATATTCCGGGCGACTAGTTCATCCCAAGTCTCTCGGCGGCTTTTCTCCGGAAGGTAACGGGAGTACTTCATATACACCGTTACATCTGATAGTATTTCAGTGGAAAGATTGGGATCGCTCATTGTGCTATTTTCTCCTGTTCTGTCGTGGTCTTTTTGAGGGTTTTAAGAGTTTTCTTAAGTTCTCTAAAGTTCAGTTGTTTTTTTTTATTCTCTTCTTCTGGCGTGGTGTCGTCTTGCTTCTGCCTACGCTCTGCTTTATACTTCTTATATTGCTTGCGCAAGTGAGCGTCCTGCTCTTGTTTTGTTTTCATCACAACGGCATCGATCGTTGAGTGCTCATCCGGAGGGAGGACCTTGAGATGGACCTTTGCTGTATCCATCTCCATCGGGTAAACGATGCCGTCAATGCCATTACGGTTCTTCGCCACAAACATCCTGCCACGATTTTGGGTCTTGTCTTCAATCGTTCGCGAGATTGAACAGATGAAATCTGCCACAAAGCACTTGTTGAAAGACTCACTGATGGACTCCATCGTAATGACCTCGGCACTCAGTCCGCTGCGATTTGTTTGGCTAGCGGTCCATACGGGAATATCCCAAACCTGTCCGATAGCCCGAAGCTCTTCGTAGGTGTTTCCGAGTGAGTGGCGAAGCTCTTGAGTCTTGAATCCAGATTCAGTTGGGCGCAGAAGGTCGGCGTAATCTACAATAATCATGTCTGGGTTAACGCCTTTCTGTTTGAGCTTTTCAAGGTGAGCCGAGATGGTCCGAGTGGAGGCTGACTTTGAGGGATACTCTTTGATAACTAGTGTGCCAGGGATATGTTTCACAACCTCTACAATAGAATCTTTCATGTGCATTAGTTTTCCTAGGTCAATTCCGGTGATACAGGAATCGTAACGCTGACCTACTACGGTGTCCGCAAGCTCTAGGGTATAGTGAACAACTGTCTTCCCCTTGACAACCGCCATGGCACCAAGATGAACGAGCGCCATACTTTTCCCTGCACCAGTTGGAGCGATGACCACGCCGAGTTCCCGCTTGCCCAGACCTCCCTTGGTAATATTATCAATCTCTTCCCAGTGGGTAGAGATGGGGCTGCGCATCGTCAACTCAAAGCGATCAAGAACGTCCTTATGATAATCGTGCCCGCAGTTATTATCTGCTCCCAAGTTCATCGCCTCGTTGATAACTTTTTGTATTTCCTCAAAGCTTTGTGACTGGAGCAGGTCAACAGATTTCAAGATTGCTTCTTTTAGCTTCTGCTTCTTACAAAAATCAATTGACTTTTCTTTAATATACTCTTGGTCATCGTCGTCAATGGCATTACTCTTGATACGGGCAAGGAAGTCAACGACCTGCTTGATGACGCTGTTAGAATAGTCTTCCGTTTGTGTTCGGATGACAGATACCATGGCATCATAGGTCGGGTGGGGGTAATCCTGCTTATGCTGGAAAAGCAAGTCAACAAATACCTGTAAATACTTAAGCTCCAGATAACTCGTATCCAGGACCTCTTCCATCTGATTTGCAAAGTTGCGATCAAACAGAATTATCTTTACTAGTTTTTCTTGAAAGGATTTTCCGAACTTGCTGAAGGTTTCATATTGCGGACCGGTCATGTTTTCTTCCTAGTTGCGATGCTCTTACTATAACCCAAATAAATAAATCTGTGAAGCCTCGTGTTCACTTTTTTATATGGCCTTGGAGCAGCAGCAGCAACTCATTTATATTGAGTGTGGCAATACCGTCGCTAAGGAGCATTGTCCTAATATTTGTGCGATTGAGTATGAGCCCGTCATTCTCTATCGCGTACTTCAGTTTGTGTATACCTTGCGACGATATTGTGCTTATATATAGCTGCATGATTTCATAATTTAGAGCAATAACTTCTTCACTTTCAAGAACTTTTTGAAATACCTTGACTTTATTTTTATTATCTTTTGCATGCTGCAAAACATCGCTCAGTGCATAGTCTCTGTCCTCTGAAAGGAAAGAAAACCTTTTTGCAACTGTCTTCAGCCCCATACCTCTCACCCCATCAAGGTTGTCGGACTTGTCCCCAACGATGGCACGAGCAAGCGCAAAATTGCGTGGGTGAATATCATAGTCTTCAAGAACTTTATGCTTATTTAGTATCTCTTCGTTCTTGCCGGGTCTAATAAGCACGGTCTTATCATCACAAAGTTGTAAAAAATCCTTATCAGAGGATATAATAACCTTCTGCCAACTTGAGTACTCGTGGCAATGGCACAACCAGGCGATGATATCATCGGCCTCAACATTCTCCAACATAAGTTGAAAAACCGGCAAGTTTTCTAAATACTCTGTAAGCCGGAGCATTTGTTCGTACTTGTTATCTGTCTCTTCTTCCGTAGAAGCGAACTCATATTCCCGATTAAGTTTCGGAGGCTTTCTGCCGGCTTTGTAGTTTTTGTTTTTATCTTTGCGAGACTGGGATCCCCCTGGTCCTTCCCAGGCGATCGCTACACGGTCGGGGTTGGTCCGGCGAATCTCCTTCTGAAGTGATCTCATAAAGCCAACGAGACCGCCGATTGGTTTCCCGTTAGAATCCAGTTGAGGACTCATAACATAATTTCGGATAAACATATTAGCGCCGTCTATAATCAGCAAGCGCTTTAGCTTAGTTGGGGTCATCCTGTTCTCCTGTAAACTCTAGTGTACCTGTCCCGTAGTCAGTCGTAAAGACCGCTCGTTTGAGGCCGTATTTATTAATTTGTCCCTGGCACATTTTGCAAGGACATGACATTCCGGGTAAGCCCGTTCTGCTTTTGCGTGCAACATAGATTATGGCACCACGAAGGATATCTTTGTTTTTTACCCGAGAAATGGCATCCATCTCCGCATGGATAGACCGGCAATAGAGTTCGCCGTTAGTGTTTAGACTTACTGAGTCTGGATGAGTCTTGTTACGGTTCCGACCCACAGACAGCACCCTGCCGCCTTTTACGATTACGGCAGAGTGCCTATACTGCATGGCGTTACTATATTCTTCACCATCAATGCGCCGCAGCGCTAAACGTAGATATTTGTTTATCTTCCGGCTCGGGTCGCTCTCCATAATCCGGACATCCCTATTGCTTCTTCCCTATTCTACACTCTTCTTCTAGAATGTCAAGAACTCTTTTCCGAAAAGGTTTATCTTCCAAGAGCATCTCAAATTCTTTGCTTTGGAATTTCTTTTCTTCGCCCTTGACTTCAATAGTGTACCAAGATCCGGAACGTAAGCAGGCAGGGGTGCCGGCAATGGCTTGCAACCAAGAGGATTCATCGCGAATCCCAACCCGGTCATTCGCCAAATCAAACAAGATATCAAACTCGCAGGTTCTTGGGGATGGTCCAAATCTAGACTTGATTGTCTTGGCAGATGTCCTAAACCCGATGACTTGCTTCTTCTCGTTTCGGATCTCGCCGTTGGCTTTTCCCTTATGCTGGGTCATCCAAATGCGAGTAGAGGCGTGGTAGGGGAGTGCTTTGCCGCCAGGCTCAACACGATTATCCCCGAACATAACCCCGATGTTGGTCTTGAGTTGGTTCGTGAAGACCAGAGCAATCTGTGCTTTGCCGAGGGTCTCAGTTACTTTTCTCATTCCCTTTGCAAGAGCTTTCGCCGTCAAGCCGATTCGGCTGTTAGGATCATAATCGCCCTCAACTTCTGCCCGGACAGGAGTGCCGGCAACGCTATCCCAAGCGATGCAGACAAGGCGGTCCGGAGCTTTCTCCCGGATGAGGCAGATTAGTCGCTCAATTGTCTCAAACACTTCCTCAATCGTTCCCGGCTGAACGTACATGAAGTTATTCTTCGTGTCCAGCCCAAGCTGCTCCATGAAGTCCGGGCTTGCGGCGTTTTCAGTATCAATATATACCGCAAGCCCTCCCATCTTCTGAGTGTTCGCCAATATTTGAGTAACGACGAGGCTTTTACCGCTCGCCGACTCACCGGCGATGGTTGTCAGCTTCCCTACCGGGATTCCACCATTTCGTCTGTTAGAAACGATGTAATCTAGAAGTGTTGATCCGGTTGATATCCAGGTCTTCACATCCGTCGGATTATCTCCGTGAAGATCGTAAGCTATATTTTCTTTGGCTGCCTTGTTTAATTCGCTGCGCAAATCGCTTACAAGACTGCTTGTAGCTTTCTTAGTCATTCTGTCTCCATAAGGAGAGGCACCTGTAACCCCGTGCCTCCCTGCGGGTTAGGCGGCCAACTACGCCAGTAGATCATCAAACGCTGTCTCAATATCCGACACGGTTTCGAGGCTGTTGGTGCCTCCCTTATTGCCGGTATTGCCATCAGTGCTAGCATACCGAGTAGTCTCTTCGCCGGATTCGGTATCAGACTCCCCTAAAGTATCATTCAATACCTTTTCGCATGCCTCATAAGTTGCTACCTCAAAAAGCTCATCGGCAGTCTTGATGCTCGCGAGCATAGTGGTAACCTCGGCATCAGTTTCCGCTAGCTTACTGGTGCGGCGCATTGGGCGTACATCAGTAGTTGGGAACTGTTGACCGGACTTCTTTCCGTAGTCAATACGGATATCTGTTCCGGCGTCAACATCAGTGACATCCCCATATTCTGGGTCCAGGACTACATCGAGTAGTGCCTGATAGGTGGTGCGTGAGAAGCCCCACCAGCGAACGCCCTTATTTTCTTCGCCGCGAACGACGATCGGAGCGAAGACACGCATCTTGGGCCAAAAGCGCTTGGCAGCTTCCTTCGATGCCTCGGTGCCTTCATTCCAGAGGCGGGTACCCCATTCTGCGATTGGGTCAGGTTGACCGCTAGTACGAGGACTCAAAACAGTAGTCTTGCCCTCGGCTCCCATGCCGTAGTGATAGTATGCCTCAAAGAATGGATCTCCACTCGGTGGACACACTAAACGAATTTGATGAGTTCCCTCATCCGGTTTCCAATAGTCCTCGGAACTACTAGAGCCCTTGTTGGTTAAAGCAGCGTGCTTCTCCCGCATCTTGGTAAGATCAATACCCATTTATTTCTCCTTTACTGGTTAGTTGACCATGTATCTATTATAGCACAAGCTAGCTTGGTTTATAGTAAATAATTAATCTTTTTTCGTTCCAGCAAGATTAAGAGGAGCTTAGGGGTGCTCTACGTCCTAAAGGGAGAACTACTCTTCTTTTTTGTCTTCAGCGACGGGCGCTGGGTCTTCGGTGGCGGGCACCGGTTCTTCGGGCTCTATCTTAAAGACCTTCGTTACCTCTACCGGGCAAACATTAAGTTTCCCGGAGGTTGCTAGCAGGATACAATTGGCATACTTTTCCCAATCTAGCTTTAGGTGCTTCCCCGTCTGTCCCTCGTGGTCTTGGGCGACAGCAAGGTTTAGTGCATTGATCGTATAAAGAGTTGCTGTCTGCTTTTTACGATGGACTCGCATAGTAAACAAGCGTGGGTTATACGCCTGCCCTCTTTCAACGGCAGCGTTATAAGTTAGTATCTTATTTTCTGGGTTCTCTTTGTCCTGCAACAAAAATATCAGATTGTTCGTCAGGTCCATGGTATCGGCGATGGCCTGTACCTCTACCATGACGGCGTCTTCCGTGGCAGAAGCCAGAAAGGAGGCTAGGAGGACGCCGCGTCGGGGGTTGTGGTTATTCATCAAGACTCACTTACCTCTATATAAAAGAATACACATAAAAGTGCTCTCCTTATATAGTTACAGAATGTAGTAACTTCACTGTGCTTCTTGGACGTCCTTTGTGCCGGCGGTGCACAATACCATTATATTTTCAAAAGTTGTGGAGTGCACTGAAAAGCCCGTGTTGATCCCCTCTTTTGAAAACCTCCTTGCCTGATCCTTAATCTCTCTCATGAGGCTCGCATTTTTTGAGAGTTCGCCTTCTGGGATCCCATAATAAAAGTGAGCGTCCTGCCAATCACTCAATGGAAATAAATAGTTTATGTCCGCTGAGGGTTCCAGGGAGGCAACCCCGTAAGTCGCGATTCTGGAGATGTTGGCCTTCTCTGCTCGGCTTTCAAAAACAGACTCCGTATTCTTAAAATAGTTAACCATCGCTACGATATATGCGATGAAGTGGTTTGTGCTTTTCTCATATTCACTTATCGGAACGTCACCGACTAAATTCTCAACCGCTGGGCGTCCAAGTAATAAAACCTCGGCGATAACTCCGCTGCGGGCATATTCCTGTAGAATCCCAAAGACTATCTTGTCATCTCGCTTTTGAATATCCGACATAATTTGCCGGTCAGGTGCCACATATAGGACGGTTACTTTAGAATCTTTTATTTGTTCCAAGACCCTTAGGGCGATTCCATTAATTGGATCGCCGCCGGATAAGATTACTAGAACACCGTCCTTTTTCTTAATGCTCCGCAAATATATTGCGATCTCATCAGAGTTGGCAGTGCTCTCATAGTCTTCTATGCTTGCCTGGAGTGGTACTTCAAGGTCGGCTTTGCCAGGGTTTGCCGGTCCAATTTGGTATATCCTGTATTCTGGGTATGTCGTAAACTCCTCTGCGACCATACACCCAAACTTTCCAATTCCCACGACTTTATCCATCTATTTTATATCCCGTAGTTGGCCCAGATTTAGACCTTCGCTAGTATTTATCTTGAAAGTGCCAAAATTAGTTGAAGACATGAGCTTATTAATCTCTGGCAAGTACTTTTCATCCTCGTTTGAGAAGTCCAGCACGACTGCGTCATGGATGAGGCAGGCTATTTGTGTCTTTGTCTGCCGGCTGTCTAGGAAATGCTTTATCTTGAGCGCCTGCAAAATAGTTAATTCTGCCGCCGTTGCCTGGACGACATAGTTCAAGGCGTGATGAGCATCTGGGCACAAAATTCTTCTCCGGTATTCTGTGACTACTTGTTTGCCGTCCCAGCACTTGTCCAGAATAGCTTCTTTGTCGTAGACTTTCTCTAGCTCTGGCGTGTACTTCTGTATTTCTTTTGTTTTTGCCCCGTAAAGCCATGCAAAAAATGCGGTCTTTGCCTGAGATCGGGTAGTACCGGTGGGGAATACAGAGTCCATATGATATTGGTGGATATCATAATCTGGCTGTGTCTTGCCGAGTATTCCAAGCACGACTCTTGCCTCTGCGCCATTAAAGTCTAGTTCAATAAACTTATCGTTATCGGGCAAGACAACTCTTCTGTATTCCTTTTTCATCGTAAGTATCGGAAACGAGCTTGGCACGGTTGTGAGCCTGCCGGTCTTAGTGCCGAACTGATTATAACGGATGTACGGTGCCGCCGCCGCCAAAGCTGCAGTAGCCGGCACATCGTTTGCTTGTCTTATCACCTCTAGTTCACGACGGTCAATGTGTAGCCGGCGGTTTGAGATGGATTCTAAAAGCTGGCAAGTCTTGAGGAGGAAACGGTATCTCTGTGGTTTCTCGTAGTTGCTTAGAACATGAGATGTTATCTGATTTTTCACTTCACACATGTCTGCCAAGAACCTCTCCGGGACAACATCGTAAATGCAATTGCCGGTCATATCTACCCGTGACAATGCGCAGGCTCGGGAGAATGCTTTGAGCTTAGAAGAGACTCGTGCCCAATCATCGCGGAGATACTCTGGGGCACACTCTGATATTGTTTGGTTTTGCACGTATAAGTTGGCATACTCTACGCCGTCAGTGTCCTTCATATGTTCTGTATATTTCCAGGATCCGGTTAGGTCGGTGGGGAAATCCCCAGCATCAAACATGATCTTGCCGTCGGCATACATGCCAACGCATTCAGATTTATCGTCTAAGGTTTGGAATAACAACAGGAGTCGCCTTTCTCGTCAGTCTTTTCTCAGTATACCACCAACAGTGTCAAACGTCAAGTTACCCGTGTTGACTGGTCCTAAAGCTTCTGACTGCATGTGGCTCAAGGCGGCATAGTACTTTTGGTCGGAGGAGCCTGGAAGTGCGTCGTACATGTTATATGCGTCTCTGATATCTTTTTCCTTTTGCTGCCTTGTTTTGTCCGATAGTCTTTCAAGCAAGCGCAAAACATAGAATGTCCGAAGGTGCCATTTGTCACGGTAAGCGCCAAGGACATTATCAAACACCTCTGTGCTTGTGACAGTCCTTGTCGTTACCTCGTTCCTTCTCTCAACACATCCGTCAGTATTGTGGCGGTACTGGACAAGGTGTGGATTGTCTAGAACATACCGATTGTACATGTCTACTAGATAAAGCTTAAGGAGATCAATGTCGTTTCTCCAAGTCTCCAAGAAGGCGGTATTGAAGAGAATATCAAAAACCCCCATATTAGAACGAGATGCAAGAACACCAGAATATCCTGGATATCCGGTGGCGTGGCGAATAGTTGACAGCAATCCTGGTATTGTGGAAAAGCCGTATGGCTCTGGCTGGGCATTTATTTCGTTCAATGTTGGTTTGCGGCATACCCCCACTCCGTTACGAAAGTCAATCAAGGGAGAGAACATATAAACGCCGACCATATATTCCTGCATTGCTGCGGAAGAAATATCAGCAACAAATCGCCAAGGTGCATTTTTGTCCAGAGAGAAGCCATAGTGAGAGGCAAGGTTTGTGATTAGGTTGAAGTTCTTGTCTGATAGGAAATCGCGAACCTTTGCATAATCATCTCCGTGATCCGCGGAATCTATTTCTATGACTAAACCCGTGTTCATCACAGAGCAAAGAACACTCTCCAAGTAGCCAGACATAGTTACTGGTCCGCCAGTGCTGATTATTTCCTGGCAAAAATCCATGAACACATCAAGAAACCCCTTTAGGTTCTTGAGTCTCTTTCGGTTCTCGTAATCTCCGAGAAATGATTCTGCAAAAACTGGATAGATAGTCTCTGTCATATACTCGTGATATTCTTCTGTTGGAGATTGCCACCCCTTTTTTGCTTGCAAGTCTGCATATGCGCCGTCAGAGTATAGAACCCCGCGAGCGGTAAGTTCCCGGACCTTCTCCACAAAGTCTCTCCAGGCGTCGGCGACGAAGTTGACTGCAAAAATTGGCTCGCTGCCGGCATATCTTAGGGGCTTAAGGTTAGACTCTAGGGCCTGTACCGAGTTGCCGCTTGTAGATATCCTCCCGTAATAGCGGTCTTGTCTCCAGAAATCAAAAGATTTTGTGGTCTCGAAAAGAGGGTATACAAGAAACTCATATCTCAGCCGCTGCTGAAAAAGCACTTCTGAGCCGAGGTCGTTGGCCCCAAAAGATTTTTGATTCTCCGCGAGTGGTGTTCTACCTTGTGCCATTTTGTTTTTTACTCCGGACTATTTAGGTCCTCGCTCCCACATACATGATATTTTTGTCTCGTATTTACCAGATTCTATAAAGTTCTCAGATTTATATACCCGGTAATATCCTCCGAGACCAAGCTTCTGAGCCACAACAGAGCCGAAGCCTAGGTCGGCATTGATATACACCATTTGTCCATTCTGAAATAGATTATTGCCCACCATGGTCAACTCCGCATCTTGCGGGATTACCAGTGCGCCCTCCAGGTTGGCGTTGGCTAAATTCATTGCCCGAAGATAGGGAACACGCTTCTCGGAGAAGCTAAATGACTTTACCAGACCTCTATCCGCCCCCAACACCAGATGATATATGCCTCGTTTTTCGTCCTCCGACTGTCTTCCCCTGAGGCGTGTAGATATCTGGTCGCAAGTAATTATAAAATATTGGTTGGTCTTTACATTCGGTCCGGAGGATGCCATCGCCATTTTAGTCCCTATGTCGTCTTCGTTATAAACCCCGCCGCCAACAAAGTTTGCGGAAGTCTGCAAGATTGACACATCAAACAACATTTTTACATTTGTTCCTGGTCCGTACATGTTATTTATCAAGGGCGTTACAAGCTCATTGATGAGAAGTGTCGTAAACCGTCTAAACGATATTTTTGCTATGCCGGGTGATACTATATTTTCCCGGAACCACTCTCCGAAGGTTTCTATAGAAATTGGGATATCAGCTAGGGAAAGTGACGTCTGCGGGGTCAAGATACCGAATTCCCTAGGGTCAAATGATCCTATGATCATGCCGATATCTTTCCTGTCTCTGGCTGCCAATAGTGCTGCGTCAAGAATGTCCCCAAGCCTAATAAAGTAGGCAGTTATCTCTCCGGCATTCTCAACTTGCATATCGCTAGCGCTGAAGGCTGCGACTGGGTCAACGAACGCCGTGCCATGTAGCTCAAACCCACCCTTGTTCTTTTTCGCAGAGTCAGACGCCGACCTTACCTTGGCAGCAGTCTTGGGTGCGGCGGATGATTGTTTTTTACCAGTCTGATCAAACTCTGATCCTATCGCAGTCTTGCGAATAGTAGAATAATATATCTTTTTATTAGCCATTATCCGGGTAAGGAAGGATGAGTATTTCACCTTCTGCAAAAGATTATCCATGTTCTCTCTGACTAGCTGTGCCGACTTGAGGCGTTTCCTTATCCTTGCGATTATCGCAGGAATCTCTTTTTTCTTTTTGGCGGTATCCGCTGTCCCAAGTTTTGCTAGCCATATATCATGTTCTAATCTAAGGGTTTCTATCTCATACTCAACGCCGGCGATCGTCAGCGGGACAGTGTAGGTTCCTATGCGCCCCAGGATGCCCCGATTAAAGTCCGTGTTAAACCTCTTAGATAAGTTCTTCCCTATTTTAAACCTGGTTGTTCTAGCAATATATCCTCTCGGCAGAAGTCTTCGTCCGTCACCCAAATACAGGTCACCGATCGCAACTGGAACATCAATTGGAGTAGTCCTGAGATTTTTCTCTACCACACTCATGCCCAAGACATCTGTCTTGCCCTCATCCGCCAAGAAGTTGCCAATGCTGCCGGCGAACTGCATGTTTAACATGACCTGCCCCTCTTGCATAAAATTAACGTCAAACTTAATAAGATTTAGCTTTATTGTCTTCTGGGTCTTCCTGACAGAATCTATAAAATCTTTTGTCATTCTTCCTGTTTTGCGCTGCGGCACGCTCCAGCCGACCACGGCTTTCAACTCCCGGTATGATTTCGAGCTTTTAGGGGCTGGCGTCTTTTTACTCCATGCTGCTTCATTCAACTTCTTCATGTTGAACTTCCGGCGAACAACTTGATCTTCGGCTTTAATAATGTCGATGAGGTCTTCGTCGGCGGCTGGGACTTCGCCAAAGCCGGCAACAGCGCGACGAGGGCGGTCGCCCGTTAGGAACAGAAACTGATGATACTTTGAATTCGCAAGATCGGCAACAGAAGAAAAATAAAGCGCCACCTTTGCAGTGAGTATGTTTTCGCCAAAGTGACGGTTTTCGTATACCCATTCAAAACTCCTAATGCCCGCATTGGTACCGTCAGTGCTCCGATCGCTCAATACTGACGCATCGTTGTTACTTCTTGCCTTGGCAAGTTCCACGACCTTTTTCCCATGGATATGGTCGCTAAAGAAAACTTCCTCATCCCTTTCTTTCCCAGCGCCGGTTCGGGTAGAGTAAAAGAATCTAATCAACGGGGCGAGCGAGCCTAGCTGGTCCGTGGTCGCGTGTACAAATGCGCCAACATCGGTCGGAGATGCAGTTCTTGACATTAGCCCTTCGGGGCGGCCGGTGTAAGAGCTAGCGTTCTTAAGTTTTGTTTTTCCTTTGGTTATCCCGCTTCGCTCAGCAATTGATACCATGTTCATGAATAAGACATTCTGCGTGTCTATGAGCTTAAACGCAGCGATGTCTTCTTCGGACATGTCCATTCTTTTGGGCATTTTAGCGGCCACCGCCTTGGCGGCGGCGGCTCTTCTGCTTCGCCCGGTCGTCCGATCAAGGGTCCTCGGTTCGGCGTCAGCGCCAGGCTCTGACCAAGCATTCTCATTAAAGTGGGAGCCTGCCGCGAGGTTCTTTTTCCACCTATCCGTTACTTTCTCAAGTCCGGCTCTAAAAGATTTATAGTCTTTATCAGAGAACACCCTAAAGGTCTCTTGACGGCCACCGCCGACGCTTATTCTAACCATATCAAACCTCTTTACAGAGGCATCATAAGTTGCGGTGAACAGCGTTGAAAATTTGCCGTCAGGCTTGATGACCTTATTCCCGGTCCAAGTACCATCAACACCAGCGCCACCGTCCCGAGGGCGTTTGCGCCAGCCAGCAGTTTCTGGGACGCTAGCGCCGCCGATATCTCGTTCGGCGTCGCCTCCGCCTTGCGATATCCTCATGCCGCTAACAGTACTCACGGTAGTGAACTGGGCAAGCCATTCCGCGAGGGAGTGGTGGGTGGGGATTGTGCCGTTATTGGTCGCGAGGAGGAAGAACTTGGGCCAATTGGCAATATTGAGTATCAATGCCCCGTTGTTATCGCGAGTGTAGTCTGTACCCTCCAGGGTGACGGTCGCACTCATCCTCTATCCCTCGAAGTATTCTAGCAAGCGCTGGACCGGCTGTGGAATATACACCGTGTCTCCTACCTTGAAGTGGGCGGCGGTGGGTTTCTTGTTAAACCAGGCTATGATCCACCATAGTTCAGGTGAGCCATATGCGTCGTTAGCTAGGTTATAAAGTTTATCAGTAGCTCCCCAGGTCTTTGTTCCCACGGTCAGGGAAGCAATCTCTTCGTTTGACGGATATCCTATCTTTGCTGTCTTAAATTGAATTATCTTTTTTAGGTCCCTTTGGCTTAGGAACTCCTTCTGGTAGCCCTCGTCTTCGTTGACAAATGTCTCTCTGCCAGAATATCTTGAATATGCCATTTATATTATCCTTTCTATTACTCGTTGGTACCCATTATCGTGGTCATGTTCGCGTAGGCGGGGCTATTGGGGTCAAAGTTTTCTCTGTTTCTGGCTTGGCTGTTCGTGATCTGTTCCGCGAGACCTGGACCGGTAGCAAGATTCTCGCTGGAGGCATAGGGAAATCCCCGCTGTCCACCACGGAACACATATACTTCGCCCTGCTTGCTCCAGCCCATGCTATGCTCATGAAGTACTGTGAGTTCCACATTGAGCCGGATAGTCTTTGGCAGGTATTCCATTCCACCGGTGCCGGGGGTGGTGAACATCCCTGCCTCTAGCATTGGATCTACGGTTATGCCGTTAACATATCCTAAAAGTGGACCGCCGGTGGCGGCATCCTGGACTAGGCTGCCGAACTTCACCCTCCACAGAGGACCCATATTCATTATCGCTCCTTCATTTTTTCCACCCTGGTTGTCGTACAGCGGATAGAGGAACGATACAATCCCGTTAATCTTGGCCATGTTGGCTCTTGCTTCGTCCTCGCTAGCAGCCGGCACTATCCACGCCAAAGACAATGCTCGGCGGGTATGGGCATACGTTGCGATTGGGTCCATTCTGCCATAAACCTGCTCCCCGATCCATTCTGAGTTGTATGCATCTGAAAATCCGTCTAGAAATGCCGGAAACTCTACAATGTATTCCGTAGGAACATGTTCAATATATAAGACCAGTCCGGCATTGGTAAGGTTTGTCACCCCAACTTCGGTTTGTTGTATCCTGCCGGCGAAAGCGTCGCCCCTTTGCGGAGTTCTATAACTTTTCGCAGGCTTTGTCATCGGGCCGTCTTTGACCTTATATGCCTGCATTGTTCTTCTCTTGACTGGTTTTCTGCTATCGCTAGTCACTTAAATATTTCCTCGTTATACCGACGTCAGTCCGTATCTCTGATTAATAAACCCGTTATTGCCGGTGATCGCTTCTCCAAGCTCTCTATCATTAAGCATTAGCTTAATTGTTTGAGGTGCTTGTTGTGCCTGACTTTTGCTGTTCTCTGCCATGACTGCACCAAGGCGCTTTGCCAAAGTCTCTGCCAACTCCTCATTATCCTTTTTGCGGTCGCGAGGGCTCGTTGTCAGGCTGGTTCCGCCGGCTACAACGTCGTCGGGACGGAATTCCCGTACCTTGCCACCTGTGGAGATAAAATCATTCATTCTTGGGCGGGTAGTGGGCGCAGGAGACATCTGATTTATCCCGCTCCATAGACCATAAAGTCCGCCGGCTACCGCACCAATGGCTGTTCCGATTCCTGGCAATATCATGGATCCCAGCATAGCTCCAGTACCAGCGCCGCCGAGAGCAGATCCTCCGACCTTTATATAGGAACCAGCGTCGCCACCGATTGCGTCGCCGGCCATGCCCAAGCCCATGCCTGCCATAGCTGCGATGCCGCCCTTCATCCCACCGCTCATGCGCGATGCGCCGGGGATCGCGCCACCAACCTTTTGTGCCTTATACGCCGCCGACATTGCGCTACTGGACATGCCTTTGCCCTTGTTGGCAGTCCGGAATGCATTCCAGCCCATCCCTCCGGCACGGCCGCCGGGGGAAATAGTGCTAGATACTGCTGCCAGTTGTGCGGCTGATGCTGAGGCTCTGCTAAAAGCGCCGGCAAGGGTTGTTACTGCGCTGACTGCTCTCATTATGCTAGTATATATATGCACTCCCAATAGCACAAACGCTGGACCAGCGAGTGGCAGCCACTTCATAAGCGCAGCGCCAATACCGGCAGCCTTTTCAATGCTCTTACCCAAGCTCTCCGCAATACCTCTGAGCCATCCCAGGAACTTGGTTATGAGCGGCTCGAGCTTGATAAAGGTCTGTTCCCAGGCTCCCTTAAACTTATCAACAGCAGTCGTCATGGCGTCCGCACGTTCCTTCATTGTTTTTTGTTCCGCTTGATATTTGGATAAGTCGGTTGAACTTCCAAACAGCTTTTCGGCAACGTTAACATCAACCTTCATAATGTCGGCGACTGCTCGGCGCTGCCAGCGGTTCATGCTTTTGAAGTTCAACCCGCGAAGTTTGAATTCTTCGCGCATCATCGTGATTCGGTCGGCGTCGTTGGCCTTCATCATCTTGATTGAGTTTAGCTGCGTTCCTAGTTGAGCGTTCAGATTACCGGCAACGCTAGCAGCACCCTCAAATGTCTCAAACTGCTCGGTTATATCAAATGCCTGCTTGGTCGTAATCCCAAGACGGCGAGCCTCTTTTGTCAATTTACCAAATTGTCTTGCGCCGTCGCGACCAAACTTGGAAAGAGTTGGACCCATCTCAACAAAGTCAGAAACAATCTGTGAAGTCGGCATACCGACCGATTGAGCTAGTTGATCAAAGTTCTTAACCGCTGCGTCTGCGCCGAGCGCACTGAGTCCCATGCCGCGAGTTAGAACATCTAGTGCCCTGCCGCTATTTTCAGCCGAGACCCCCATCTTACTAAGCGTGATGGATGTATCAAGCACCGTCCTTCTTGCGTTTGTACCAAGAGTAGCGAAGAGCGTAAACTGTTGGTTAACACCGCCGAGGACGCCTTGTGCCTCCTCCATGGACATCCCGAAGCGAAAACCAGCCTTGGCTGCTTGGTTAAGGTCTCCGGTAAACTTGCTAGTAAAACCAGTAGTCTGGGCAAGCTTTGCTCTGGCAGAGTCTAGACTGTTCGCAAAGCCTACAAGCTCTTTTACTATTCCGCCAATAGAAGTCGGAAAGTTGAGCCCCGTGAATGTGGCAACGGCGTCGTTCATGCCGCTTAGTGCCTTTTTAGCGCCCTCGCCTGCCTTCTTTAGTTCTTCGGTTCTTTTCGCTGCGTCGGCAAGGGCGATTTCCTGAAGTTCTAAAAGCTTTGTGTTCTCTTCAATGGACTTTGCACGGTCTCTCATGGAGGTGACGTGCTCTTTATGGGTCGCGAGAAGGCTCTGTTCTTGAATGAGAGTTTCTTTTAGTGCCTCCTTGAGCGCTGCTGTGGACTCAGCGCCATCAAGCTGGGCTTTTGTGTAGCGCTGTTGCGCTCGGATGATCCTCTCTAGCGAGGCTTCCTGCGCCTTCTCAAGCTTGATCTTTTCTTTTTGTGCTTCGAACTCTAGCTTCTGCGCTTCAAGCGCTTTCTTTTGCTGTTCGGTCTTATCGTTTCCATCAGCCATCGGGCCTTACCTCAGTTCCGGATTGGCCAGTTTATACCGGCTTCTCGCTCGAACCTCTTTATGGCAACATCAAGCTTTGCTTTCTGCTTGTAGGTCATTGGGTCGTCTAGCCCGTATTTCTTAATGAAGTTCATGTACCGCTTTTCATTGACAAGCGCATCTGTGAATCTTTCAACTTCTATTTTGTTCCCTCGAACTCGCACAGGAATCCGGCGTCCCTTGAACATCTTAGACAGCAGATACGATATCCAGGCTGCAAAAACATGCAGAATATTCTCATTTATCTCGCCTCTTCGGGCTGATCCCAAGTCAAACACCATCTCTTCTAGTTCATTATCGCTTTTCATATAGCTCTCCTGCTAGGCAAAACCTCTGCCTACTAAGTAGTTGTATGGTCGTATTTCTTGTATCTTCAATATTTCTGAAGGAGATTATTTGCTAGCAGCCTTAGTGTTAGCGTCGTTCTCGTCCTTCTTCTGCTTGATGAGCCGGTTTAAGAACCACTTTCGGATCATTACTGGCAGGTTGTAGGCTTCAAAGAAACTCCACCCCCCATAATATTTTAGAGCAAAAAACTCTTCGTAAATGCTTAGTTTATATTCTTCATCTAGGCCAAAAAAAGTCCGCCGTGAGCGGAACCTCCATATCCGCAGAATGGCCACAGGAACCACACTCATAATTTTGTGTCATATCAATGCCCGGAACAACATCGGAATATACCTTCCTCAAGAGTCTTGAATCTCTTGCCGGCATAGCCTGAACAAAGGAAGCAATGATGAAGGGGGAGTTGTCGCCGTTGACAGACACAATGAACGCTCGGAATTGATCCGTAAGGTTTGATTCTTCTAGCTTACGACGGACCTTTCTCTCTGCTTCTCTCGTTATCTTTGCCTCGTCTGCCCCAGTGAGCATCCTGCATTCTACTGTCGCTTTAGTCAGGGGTAGATCAACGGTAAACGTTCCCTCCTCTGAAAAGGTCACGCTGTGCTCTTCTGCCATCGCAGCGAAATCATTGTTTATCCCTTCGGACAGATCAAACTCATAATCCGATGCGGCAGCGCAGGAAGGGCAAGTAACCGTTGTAAGGTATTCTGCGCCATATCCAGTGATTCGGGTAGCTACCAAGAGAGCATTTTTGTCACCAACCAGTAAGCTGTTAACGTTGATAGATCTATCTGCTAGAACACTCTGCAGCAGCCTGTCAATAACTACGCCTTGCTTAATCAGGGCTTTTGAGGTAAGAATATCTTCCTCTTTCGCCGTCATATAATTGATTTCAACGGTGTGCTGCCCATGTAGCGGGTGGCCCGGACCGTAAAAAGCTCCCCCTGATGGCAGGTCCACAAACTCGGTCGGTGTGGTCCAGGAGAATGCTGTTGAGTCTGTGCCTTGTGTATGGGGTGTGGGTGGGCTGGAATCTTCCAGAAAATCCTCAGGAATCCCTGCTCGTCCATTATTTCTATTCATCTTTTATAACCTCCAAAAAAAACTAAGCGTATCCATGTCATATTATCTTTATAACATGGATACGCTTAGTTGTATAAAATATTCACTTTCTTTCGCCCAGATGGGCTCGGTCGGGGCTATGACTTTACTGGTCCGCCAGATGCCTGGAGTCCCTGTTTGAGTTCCGCCCAGTCATAAGCAATTTCTACTGTGATTTCGTTCATTGCATCAGAACTGTAATCAAGGGTGCCGCCGTAATCAACGCTAACAACCCAGGGGTTCTTAAGGAACCACTCTTCTACAGGGCGACCTTCGGCGTCAATCTGACGTAGAACAATGCTCCCGAGTCCCTCTCTTACCGACTTCGCCTTGCTGATGCTTCCGCGGACGTTAGAGTCAGTGGGATATTGGTATCCCGACCGCCTAAGCGCCTCAAGGAAAGTCATTGCTAAGTCTGGATCTACGGGATCTACGAGAGTCACCGTGATGTTGTCCCAGCTAACTCGGCCAGGATACTTGAAAGTGTGGTTAATAAATGAATGCTCTTCAACATTAATATTTGACTTTGGTTTTGTCGCTGTCTTCACTGTCCAAACAGGTATATTACCAATATTTAGGGTAAAACGATACTGTCTCTTTGGATCGGCGTTGACATTAGACCAGAAAAGTTCTGCAGCCATTAGTTATGTTCTCCTCGTTTCATTATATAGTCTACGGAACTGGTTCCTAGTCCTCAAAAGATGCGCCGCTATTTGTAATGACAAAGTCAATAGCGAAGAACTCTGCTGAACGGGTTGGTTTGACAAGAAGCTTTGCATAGACAATGTTCCGGTCAATCAAGTCAGGAGTAGTTGTTGTCTCATCCAGAATCAAGCGGAAATCCTCAATACCAAACTGTGCTCTTACTGTGTCCAGCACCGGAGTTGCTTGTCCAATAAATCTGGTCCAAGTATCTCTTGTGTTGGGTGCGAAGAGTAGTCGTGAGGCGATGAAGGAAATCTCTCGCTTCAAGTACACCATGAGCCTGCGAACGTTGATCCGATCAAGCGCCGAGCGTGTTTGCTGCAAGGTCTTCTGACCGAAGATCACAATGCCCTCGGCTGGGAACTTGGCAATCGGATTGATGTTAGACTCATATAGAAGATCGCGATCATCAGAACTAAGCCTGCGTGATACGTCTAGTACCGGAATCCCGCCAGCGCCCTCACTAAGTCCGCCACGTGCAAATCCAGCAGGAGCATACCACGGTGCAGCGCTTCTGTCAGTCGTAGATAGCGCACCTAAAGCAGCAACCGAAGGTGGTGACCACAAGGTTCTGCCGGTTGTTGTATCCTGTATACGTACCCATGGGGCATAAGTTGCGGCGTAGCTACTATCAATATTTCTATCTTTGAGCGCATTTACTGCCTGCTTTATGGTATACGCATTTCTGCTATCTGCTGCAGCAGCGCTTTCAGTATCCGCATCATATACATTCTCAATATCCAGGATTGCCAGAGCGTCTCCTCTATCTTCCACAATATCTAATAGATGCTGTGTCACCTGGGTGTTTGTTACACCTGGGATTGTTGCGAGATTGAATTGTACCTGATCAGAGTCCGAAATAATGTTGATGGCACGCTTAAGAGAAGCTAGAGCGTAACTTGTCTTCTCTGTGGCAGTTGCCGAGATGGCACTATTTCTGAGTGGGTCACGTTCTGTGACGTCAAAGCCGTCAAAGCCGCCATGCAGCATCGTGGTGAACCGATCATACCCTGCATCAAGGATGTTTCGGTAGGATATTCCATTAGAAGACTGAGACTGAGCAGTCAAGCTCAGTCCGGCAGTTCGGAATTGAGCGTTATATACGCCCGAGCCATCAACGACAACATTGTTGTTTGCCGTGTCAAACGTTCCAGACACATTGTCAAGACTGAACGCCCATGCGATTTGCAGTGGGTCAGTGCCGCCGAGAGTGCCACTTGCCAGAGGCAACGCCAAATCGTGCGAAGCCGCAGGATTTGTTGGGTTAAGATTAGCACAACGCACACGGAGCATATCAGGCAACGACTCGTTCAATGCCGTATTCGTGTCACTTCTGTGAGTCCAAGCTCCCCAGTATACGTTTTTAGGATTCTTGGGGCTGCCCCAAACATCTGTTTGACGAAGAGGGATAGAGGCATGAATCGCACTCAACCTGAGTTCTGACGTCAATGCGGTGCCGGACGATATCGCGATGCACTCGCCGTTATCGCCGTAGACCCCAGCCGGATATCCGCCGCAGACAGCAAAGCTTGTTTCGCTGCCACCGTCGGCCATCGTCTGATGGGTGCCATGGCTGGCACTGGCGTAAGTGCCGATGGAACTAAATCCGCCGGAACCACTTGTCCATGACCAATCGCGATACTTAAGGGGACCATAAACACCGAAGGGTAGGTTCGCTGCGTTTGTGGTCGCACGGCTAACGTTCTCGTCCATTATTACACGAATGTACTTAGATGTGTTAGGATATTCGCCATATTCCCGATTTGATTTTGTGGTTGAGTCGTATTTTTCATACTTATCACCAATCTGTACAGCAATGTAGTTTGGCGATGCTGGGTTTAGGCTTAAGCCATCCCAGCGCTCGACCACTACTGGAGAGTTATCTGTATCATAGATCTTTCTTACTACTACCGAAAATGTACCATATTTCTCATGAGCACCCGCGGGTGCCTTGATCTTGGTAAGAGAGATTTTGATGTCTCTTTGTATTGACTCCCCAGAAGAAAGCGCTTCAAAACGAAACAGTTTCTGCATTTGGGCAGGGTCATAGGAAGAAGCCAGAGTGCTAAGATCTTGCGAGAAATACCAACCTGTGGTTGCTTTCTGGCTAGCTATCCGCATATCGTTCTGCACATCGGCTGTATCGGCCTGGTTGCGCATCGGAAGGATTGTAGCCCAATATGTGTTGCCGAGCTTGTTACCGGCGGTGGAGCCATCAGTCCCAAGAACGCCGACCGAAGTAGATCCGGTGATCGTCAGGGAACGTTCAAAGGTCTCACCGACCCAGAGGCGCTTCTGTCCTGAGGCTGCGGTGATTGTGTTGTTTGTTACTGTTGGGTTTGTATTCAAGACCTTCCGGATAAAGTCCGAGCGATCTGGATCAACACTAACTCTGTACTTCTCTTCTGAAGTGAGAGCGGCGTCCAAGACACTTGAGAGGGTCAAGGTACCGTCGGAGTTTGACTGGAATAATGTGCAAGCGCTGCCAGTAGTGTTTCCGTTGGAGACACCATCCCAGGTTGTGCCGGAAATGAATACACGACCACCAGAATTTTTGAGATACATAACGGCTGCCAAAGAGCCGGTTGTAGCAGGTCCGCCGTCAGCGGCTAAAGAAGCAGAAGGCCAGACATAGAGTCCCCAAGCGCCGCCCTTAGAAGAATCTGTCAAGTCGCCGGAAGTCATGCTTCCAACTTTCCAGCCAGCTTCACCAGCATCTGTCGTCTTTGCAGGATGCTCTTCGCCAAGAAGGCGAACATAGGTCAGAGTTGGGTTATTTTTTAACCACGCCTGAGCAGCATAGCCGCCATAGGTTGGAGCGGTTTTATTACCATCTCTCCAAACGTCGCCGCCTTCGCCACCGGGAAGAGGTTCACCGAATGTTTCTACGAAATCGGAGAATGAAGTAACTGTTACCGGCGTCATGGCTGGCCCCCGTTGGGCACGACCAATCACTAATGGTCCTATATCAGCAGGACCCGCGGGTAATTGGGAGTTGTCTATCTCATCGATAAAGACCCCCGGAGATATGAACTTAAATTTTCTAGAAGGGTTTTCCGACAAAGCCTTGTTCTCCTCTTATAAATCTGCACTATAGAGTATTATATGCGCTGGTTTACACCACTATTAAATAGTAACTCAATATTCCAAACTCCGTTTAAATGCCGTTGGTGCCTTAGGGGCGATATTTGTCCTTCCTTCCTACATTATTGTCTGGTAGGTCGCCTAATATCGTGCGCTCTCTTTGTATTTCTATTTTTGCCGCAGATTGGTATCGTACAACATTTGGCGTTTCTTGGTTTTTGCCTGCGCCGATTATATAGCCAAGTACCATTATCTTGATCCCAGTCTTAAACAGCCTTTCGTCTGTGCCAAGCGCTGCCGAATTGTTATCTAAAGTATACGATGGCTCAATAAATGCTTCATACCTATTTCCACCGTGGCGAATGGAGAAAGTGCTTGGGGTGCTGGTCTTGGTTGAAAACATGGCCAGCACGTCATTCATCTGCTGCTGATATGAGGTTGTTATTAAGACGTTATACTCTACTTCCACGAAGCTTGGCATTGGAATCACCAAGGTTTCATATACTATCTGCTTGTTTTCCCCCGGAAACGTCTTATAGTTACTGGCAGTGCCAGAGTTTGACTTCTTAATCGCAGCGGAGTTTGCAAAGTTTCTTGTCTTCTCTTGGTTGACAACTCTTGCAACCTCTAGGGACCCACCGCGATTATAATAATCTAAGTAGGGTGGGATATATACTCCGTAGCGACCCTTGTTCTCTGGGTTCTGGGTTATGTTCTCCCGCAATATTGAGATTAGTGGATATTCTAACGTTCTTCCGTTTGGGCGTAGCGTAGGATCAGCCTTTATTTGGTAGGCTCTCTCCGGGATTGCATATAACACTGGGATCTTTTTGAAGCCCGTGTTTGTGTCTACGAAGATATTTAGCTCATCGTTAATATACTCGTATACGGCGTAGTCTACATCCTCTAGCCCCGAAGATGCTAGCGAATAAGCTACTTCTTTCTTTTCGTCCAGTTTTGTATCAATTGGCATTGAAGAATCCTCGTCTTGCCTGCTTGGCAATGGCTGTAATCTCTAACGCTGTCTCGTCTGAAGTAAACGAGTTATCCTGTCCGAAAAGATATTTCGGTTCGGAGATATCTACAATCTCAAAATGCATGTCGTCATATGCCACGAAATCACCTAAACGTACAAACAGATTTTGATCCTCCGTAAGCCTTCTCTTGTGGAAGTGTATTGTCAGGTTGTACAGACTGTCAAACCCGTTTTGCTCTTGTACTCTATCTGAGCCGTTGAACTCTATAAGGGCGTATGTCCTTATTGGGGGCAAGAACGTTTTGTTAATTGCTTCGCCATATAGATCATGATAGTTTGTGCGCTCAACATCTATTGGATAATAGATGACCTGTTCACCGACGATCTTTTCAACGAGTTCATCACTAAGCTGCTTAACAAAATTTCGTTCGGCTTTGCCTACGAATAAAGGTGGCGGCGGAGCGGCCGGTTGAGTCCATTTTGCCATTTATTTACCCTACATAAATACCGTGAGGTATCTTCCCGATCGCCTGGTTGACACTTTCTTGTAACTGGGCGTCACCTTCTGCTAGCTTACCGTAGACTAGTTCGTCAAGGACTGCTTTTAATTCGTCCCTCAGCGATGACTGCTCTTCTTTGGCCTCCGAAACAAGCGCTGGACCGTTTAGTGTAATCTCGTTGCCCGGAACAGGGATTGATCCCAATTTTGAGCGGACCTGCCCGAGGGTCTCTTTAGCCAAGGAAAGAGCGAAACGGCGGATCCATTGTTTTCCTATACTATTGATATTGAGATAGGGAACGTTCGGGAAGGGAAGCGTATTCAGATTGTTCACACCATCCGCTCCGAACTTTCTATCAGATGCCTCATCAAATGCATCTTCTGAAACTCGGAACTCTACCCAGAACTTGCTAGGATAGTTGCCGTTCGGGATTGGATAGAGTCTTAGACGGTTGTCGTTGATCCTAAAAGAATAGTGTGAGGCGCGGACCTTCATAGACTCTTCATAGGAGTATGCTTGTAAAACATTTTGCCAAGCCGGTACTAACTGGAAAGTGCTATCATCGGCATACATCCCGTAGGTTGACAAGTTGCCGACAGTGCCAACTGCAGATCCACCGAAGAATCTCCAGGCTGCTCTTGGGGTTTTATAATATACCTTTTGAATTGAGATAGCGCTTTTGCCGACCTTGTTGTAAAATGGAGAACTAGAGTTGTCAGCATCTACAGAAGCGCTGTATATCAGATTCTGTAGATCATAGTCCTGCTGATCCTTCGCTGTGTCAAATGACGCTGAGAATATTCGTTGGGACGCCCCAATGCCTACATGAACTCCAGCGCCGCGACCGATATGGGTTGCATAGCCAAGCTGGAATCTCGGGAACTTCAGGTTTGCCTTCGTTGTGTAAGACCCGGAAAGTTCGCCATCTTGGTCAAAGGATCCCGTAGAGTTCCCCAGCATATCAGACAAGACGTTTTTCGCCTGATGAGTATTGATGAGATAGGAATACTCTAAGCATGCCTCTTCATATGAGTTATATACGTTGTCTGCCGTGATCTCTAGGTCAAGGATATTCCCGCCGAGTTTGTTGTAGGTATATTTTACTTGGTCCACGGCACCGCTGACAAAGGCGCTAGAGCTATAGATACCATATGCTAAAACGGTTACAACATCGGCATGTGTGCCGGTAGATGGAAGTACAAGAGCGCTGACTTGGCTCTCAGGATTTAAGTTAGCGGGCATTTCGGAGAGTTCCTGTTGTTATACATAAAGTTGACCTTTACTAAATAGGCGGCGGGGAGTGGTTTATTCCTTCATCATTCTCTAGAAATTGTATCCGGATCCATAAACCCTCTTTACTGGCGCATTTGTAAGGTAGCGACGTGACATTCTCACGACCACTTCCCTCCCCCAAACGGCGGTTGGTGTAAGTAAGTACTCTGGTGTATCCCTTTTCTCTCTGTCGTTCTAAAACTCGTCTAAACACGTTGCTAAATATATTGTCAACTATGTGTCCTGCATTCTGTTCCTTAAAAAACAAAACCCCGCCAGAAGGCAGGGTTTTGCTGTGCTTATTCGCACACTCTATCACTCAGAGGCTATCAGCCAGTGAGATCGTGCACGATAACTAGCCCGTACATATCCGGACGAGTCATTTGCTTCGCGTAACGGGTCATTACTCCCTTACGAGGCACAAAATCCTCTATCCCGAAGATAGTGGGTGTCACCTGCAGTGGCACATAAGGAGCGTAGACATAGCCACTCTCTAGGAAACTAGAGCCCTTACGACCGACCAGCACTACATTCCGAATGAAGTAGGGGTCTACATGGATTTCCATCTTACGACTCAGCGAGCCAATATTGACGGCACCCCAGCTACCCTTGTCTTCGTCGCCAGAAACGCTAGCCTTGAATCCACTAGTGAACTCAAGAACCGCAGCTACTTCGGGTCCGCAGACTACGAAGTTAGCACCACCCCGGAGGGTCTTACGGTGCAAGCGAGCGCTCAGGTCGTTGATGGTCTCAAGGCAAGTCTCGTACCACTCAGAAACGGTACCCGTGAAATCAGGAGCGCCGTTAGAGACAGTAATCGTCCCACCGTTGTCGCGATTGACAAACTTGCCAGGACGACGAGACCAGTGAAGAGTACCAGCGCTAGCGCCGGCAATCAGATCAGAGAGGATCTCTTGATCAATTTCAAGAGCGATCTGCTCAGACAGGATGCTTGTAAGCTCAACTTCGGCGTCGAGGTTATGATAAGCATTCAGATCCTGGGCAAGCTCGGGGCTCCATTTTGCCTTGAGCTTCTTAGTGACAGCGGTGACAGCTAGGCTGTCCACCTTGATATCAATCTCGGGGATCGATACATTGGCTTCCAAGCCCCAACCACCTTCCGTGGTTGAACCAGCGACAGCACCAAAGGGGTCGCCAGCAGCAACGAAGCTGTCAGCAACCGGGAAACTGACCGAAGAACTATCAGCATTTATTGCTGCAGTCTTGAGGGCAGTCGGCTCAAGAGTTCCGTCTGTATCAATGGCAACCATGAGCAGTGTGCTCGTGCTAGACCCAGAGAACTGGGTAAGAGCAGGCACGAAGAAAGCGCTATCGCTCTGGAGCGGTTGAACGAGTCCATCGCCGTTTGCGCCTTGCATGGCAACAGAGATGAGGTCGCCGGTGCGAGAGCCAGAGGCGCAAGCAAAGCCGCGAGCGGTCAAGGTTGCTAGGTCATAAGACGCGACGTGGTAAGTACTAGTTCCCGAAACCAAGCGAGGATCAGAACGTAGGGCTACGTCAAAACCGCCACCTGGAAGTGACTGTGCGTCACCGTAAGTTCCAGAACCTAAAGTAGCAACATTGCCTGCGGCAACGTAGCTAGCTGTAGGTGAAGAATAGCCATGGTTAAGGTCATAGAAGCCCTTAGAGCCAGAAATGCCATCAAGCTGAACACCACGATCCGTAATGTTCCTGCCTACGACACCACCACCATAAAGGGAGGTGTCTGCTAAGTTACCTAGTCTTGGGTTGGCAGCACCATCGGCACTGAACACGAAATCTAGGAAGAAAATGAGTCCCGAGGGGAGGCTCATTGGTTGCACAGATACAAGATCTTGTGCTAGTAGTCCGCCGAATACGCGACGAACGATTGGGAATGCAACTGAGGCGAAGCCTTCAACGTCACCAGCCGCCATGGTGGTGGACTCTTTGAGTAGTTGAGCAGCCTGGTTCTCTAATAGGCGAGACATAGTTGAACGACCTTGGTCGTCAAGTCCCTCTAAGAGTCCAGTCTTCTCCCACTTTGAGAGAAGGGCGTCGCCCTCGTTGGCAAGAGAGCGTGCTCTGATGCCTTCTGTTAGTGTTTCGATCATAGACATGATATTATAATCTCCTTAAGATTAGTTTTTATTATTAATTCCTGCGAGCTTAGCCCACCGGTTAGTGACCGGAGACTCTTCAGCATTTTCTTGCCTTCTTTGCCCGCTGAGGATGATTGTAGAGCTTCTTGATACGGCCTCAGACAATGATTTCGGAGAGTTCTTAGAAGAAGTACTCGCCATTGTCTTTTGAAGAGTTTCAAAAATCATCTTCGCTTCATCCACGGTTTGCGTCTTATTGATCATATCAGCAATTTTCTTCTTTTGCTGCTCATTCAAGGAGGAATCTCTAAGGACACGATTTGTGTATAACAACCTAGCGTTTGAGAGGTTAATTTCTTCTAACCTTCCCTTGACATGCGCTAAGATCTTTTTAAGGTTCTTGTTTTCTTTTTGGGTAGACTCTAGCTGTGCGTTTAAGCGAGTGCGAGCCTCAATATCTTTCTTATCCATACCGTCGGTGGGGGCTTTGGCGATACGAGGCTCTTCTTTTTTCTCTTCCTCTGCTTCCTCTTCCGCCAGGGCAACGTCTCTTTCGTCTACGTCAACGGTCAGCATCTCTTTAAACACTTTTAGTAAATCGGATTCATTAATGTCAATCTCGTCGTCTTCCTCGTCGGAGTCTGAGCGGTTGGCTGCCGGTGGGTCGAGTTCCTCGCCATGGGGGGCTGGCGAGATCTCAGGAATGCCAACCTCGTCGGCGATTTCAGCGACGTCTAACTCAAATGACTCGTCTTCCACGCCTTCATCTGCTTCAGCAGCAGCTATGATTTGGTCTAAGTCTATTATTACAATTTCATCATCGTCGTCGGCGGGGTCGTGGGCGAAAGGAACATCTCCCATCACAGAAGAAGGCTCTAGCTCTTCCTCTTCTCCGGGCATCATGCCTGCGCCGAGGTCTAGATCAAGCTCTGCTTCATCTTCCAACGGTGCCTCTAAAAGTTTCTCAACAGCGTTTTTTACTTCGCCAGCATACTTTTCAACAACGGTCTCCTCAGCGCTCTTAAGCGCCACCTCGCGGAGTATACGAGCATCTATAATTGCTTGCTCTAGCATAGTAGACATAAATCATCCCCTTTTCGCCGTGTAGTCATGCGAGGTTTCTCAAGATTAAATAGTTATTTACTGAGGCAAACGCCAACATTCTTTATGGGTTAGTCTTATGCGCTAATGCCGGAGCCTGTTAATTCAAACATCTCGCTGACGGCTATTGTTGTAATTTCGGCGTGTAACTCATAAGTTAGTGGCGTACCACAATCATTTGTCAAATATATTTCGTTGCACTTTACGTTCAAGGTTTCTTCGCCATCTGATTTCGCTGCCGACCCGGAAACCGTTATATAATGGTGTGCACCTATTACGGCTGCAGTGCCGCCAGCGTCGCTGGCAAAGTGCACCTTGAGATAGGTGGCGGGACTATGGTTTCTGATTGTTATGGATTTTGTTACTCCCGGAAAGGATACTCTCTCTTCGGTTGTGTCAGCCATATTTATTGTTCCCGTCAGGAACGGGTATCCAGATACTTGATATGAGCCTACCGCACCGATGCCGGGGGAGTTATATCCAAAGTAGTTCGTAGTATCCTTGGGTATTGTGTATCCGGCCATTTATTGTCTCCTGTTCAGAGACCTTTTTAAACGGCGGTCCCTGGGTTTAAGTAGTTCTTCCATCTTCTTATTCGCCTTTTCAATCATTCTTTTTGTTTTCTGTTTTGCTACTCTTTTTTTATCAGAAGGTTTAGTAAAGTGCAGGCGATCCCGGAACTCTTCCAGTAACCCCTCGTTTTTAACCTTCTTGGTGAACCTCCGAACCATTTTATCCGGGTTGCCGGCACACTCTTCAGCAGTAACTGTTATAACACCGCTCATTGGCTTCTCTCTGCCGAAGCGACCTTTGTTGAAATTTCTGTCTCTCATATATCCTACTTTCTGTTTCCGGCAGCGACCTGAGCCCAGGTGGCTGCGCCAGGTATGTTATCTAAACTTACGCCGGGGTCGCCGGAGGCAACTCCAGCAAGAGCGCTGGCGCGTGAAGAGCTATCAGGGATTGGGGTGGTCCCCTCAAAGAGTTCTGGGTTTGAGAATCTATTCTTGGCGTCTTCATATGCGTCACTAGCGATTGCCGACAAGACCTTCTTTCGGGCAAAGTCGGGCTGAGTTGTTTGAACAGGGCTGCGCAAAGACTTATTTTCTTGGAGGGTTTGTACACCTGCCATTCCGAGCGCGACCTCGGAAACGATCCCAGATAGTACTCCTTCCTCAAAGATGACCTCCTTCACGCATTCTTTAATTATATTTTTGAGTTCCGATTTTTTCATTGTTCTCTTTCTTATGAGGTTAGTTGATTTCCCGCAATTATCTGCCATTGTTCACTAGTGGCGTCCCAGACAAAGTGTGCGCCTTGTGTCATGCCGCCAGCATTAGACAATTCGACCCCATAGGTGGAGTTGATTGATCCTTCGACTAACGCAGTGCCGCCGGAGAAGCCGGTCGCCGATGCATTAGACAAGTTCTCGGAAATGGTGTTGTTTCCGGCGGTGCCCGCTGTGTTTTGGGTGAGAGTAACTTCAGTATCGACTCCCCAGTCAAAGCTCCCAATAGTAAACGGCCATCCGTTACCAACACCAGTATCAAAGGCAGCATATAACTGACCAGCGCCATCGGCGGCGGTTGTGCAACCGAATACTCCGGCGGTGATTGCCCTTTCGCCAACCGCTACAACGGTTCCGCAAGCTTCGGCGTCAGAGTAGGTAACGGTATAAGTGTTTGAGTCGGTATCCGTCACGGTGAGTGCCTCACCCGATGCTGGGGTTCCTGTGAATGTTATAGTGGCTGATGCGTTTGAGCCTCCGGTATCGCCCATTATCTTAACGGGTTTATTGGGAGTGTTGGTGATAGCAAGCTGTAGATGTTGTCCGGCAGTGGTTCCGTCTGCCAAGGTAATCTCAAAATAATCTTTTCCCGAACCGAGAGTGACGGAATCTGCGTCTAAAAAGTGTAGGCTGGTGCTGGGTGTCAAGGTGGTGGAGGTGCCCGATCCTAAATCCGTAGCGGTGGGGGCAGTGACGTAATAGTCCCCCTTAATTGTCCCATCCACCTCTAATAGGTGGGATGGGTTCGTAATTCCTATTCCGACGTTGCCTGCCTGCTTGATGGTCATCCTTACATTATCGTTTGTTCCGAATTGAATTGGAGTACTCGTAGTTGTGCCAATCAAGAAGCTACTCCCGAGCGCACCCGTGTAGGCGGTACCTTCAGGGTCCTTGGATGCCGAATTAGGGCAGAGTCCCAAGACAGTTCCAGTGTTGCCGCCATCTTGAGTAAACTTAAT